GAAGATAAAAAGTGTGATGATACACAACCCGTTGCAAACTGGAAGTGTATATGGTTTACGTTAGCTTTAGCTGGTGGTTACTGGTACCTCCCACAAAGAAACAAGTGGGTCCTTCTAGGACTCTTATATTTCCCGTACGTGGCTTTAGCTTATTACGACCACTGGTACGTGTGTAAACGTAACCTCGGACCTACGTACCTTGCCATGTTTTACCACTGGATAAAACCCCAGGAGTCCGAACAGATCGTCAAGTATAAAAATTGGTGTCCCGAAATTAGAAATAAAGTCTTTTTCATCGACATGGTCATATTACTTGGTGGTTTAGCCGCTTTACCATCGTTCCTCAGATGGAAACCGTAGTTAAAAAGAAAGATTTATTATAAAGTAAAATGAAACCTATCATTAAATGGGTCGGCGGAAAAACGCAGATTCTTGGTAAGGTTTTACACTCTTTCCCGAAAGAAATGACTAATTACCACGAAATATTCGTAGGTGGTGGAAGTGTTTTATTATCACTTCTTTCGAGTAAAGATATTACCGTAAAAGGTAAAGTCTACGCGTACGATAAAAATCAAAAATTAATCAACATGTATAGACAAATTCAAACCAATCCCAAAGAAGTCCACGAACATTTAGTTGATCTTTTTACCAAGTACGATACACGAACCGGGACGGAAGTGAACCGTAAACCTGAAAACGAGGAAGAAGGTATGACATCGAAAGAAAGTTATTATTATTGGGTACGTAAAATGCATAACGAATTCATACCTAATACACCAATACATGCCGCAATTTTTATTTTTCTAAATAAGACGTGTTTTAGGGGTGTGTATCGAGAAGGTCCGAATGGTTTCAATGTTCCGTACGGACACTATAAAACAACACCTTTAGTTATACCTTTAGAAGATCTAGTAAAAATGCAAAATCTTATAAAGAATGTTATTTTTAAATGGTGTGATTTTAGAGCCGCGTTTGCACAAACCGTAAATGACGGTGATTTTATATATGCAGATCCTCCGTATGCACCGTTAAGTGTTAAGAGTTTTGTAGGGTATACGAGAGATGGGTTTGGTATGGATGATCATACGGATTTATTCTATTTATTAAAAAGTACTGATATTGATTTCGTCATGTCTAATGCAAAAGTCAATTTCGTAACCAGTATTTTTAAAGATTATAAAATAGAAGATATTATAGCAAGACGATCCATACATTCAAAAGATCCATCTTCATATACTACAGAAGTATTAATATCAAATATATATTAAATATGTATATTATTATAAATTATTATTTATATATTAATATTTATAATTATAATTTTTGAACTTTGATCAAACAATAATTTTTTCAAAAAAAGTTGTTTGTAAGTTACGGAGTAACAAACTTTTATTTTTTTATAATAGATTTTATATAATAGGTATACTTTAGACATACTTACTATATAAGATGGTAATATTGGTTTAATATGTATATACTAGTAAATATATTACTAATTAATAAATTGTATTTTCTATTTTTAGAACTTTGATCAAACAATAATTTTTTCAAAAAAAGTTGTTTGTAAGTTACGGAGTAACAAACTTTTATTTTTTTAAGGATCTTGTAAATTGTATTTTCTATTTTTAGAACTTTGATCGAACAACAATTTTTTCAAAAAAAGTTGTTTGTAAGTTACGGAGTAACAAACTTTTATTTTTTAGATCCACCCATTTCTATAATTTTGATCTTCTAGAAATGAATGGATTTGGACGTCATATCATAACGAACCCTATATCTTTTGGTTTGATTTCTTGGTTTATTTTCCAATTCCAAAGGTAATAATGGTTATGTCCCGTCCCTTCAACAAACCCATGTTTTTTCAATTCTTCTTCATCTACGGATATGTTAGAACAGTTATACATATCGAAACCTAAATCACGTGCCAATATTATGGCATCTTGTAAACAATTTCCTACGTTATAAAAAGCGTTAGCTTGTTTAATTATTTTATGATTTGGTTTCATAACGTAATTCAAACTATAAAACGTTAAGAACTTATCTTCTTCGTTGCTAATGTACGAATAAATTGTACCCTTTCTAGGCATAATCCAATGTTTTACGTATTCTTCGTTTATGTTTAGCGAGAGTTTGAACTTATCTAAATGATTTCTTAGCATTTTTGTAACCCTTGGTATATCGTATTCCTGCATTTCTCGGAAACGAGTTTCACCATCTATGTGATGTGAATGTTTGTTTACTTCACAAAAACCTAACTCGTTTAGTTTATCTGTACGTATGAGTCTATGAAAATACGTAATTTTAGAAACGGGTATCGGTAAAAACTTCGTGACCGTGTAAGCAGCTTGCCATATATTTTGTAAATTCATACGTCTCTTTTCTTCGTTTATGAGCATGGGTGTAAACTTAGAGTCCCTAAGTTGTTTAGAAACACACAAAAAGTTTATTTGGAGCATTCGCATATTTTATCGTTTACGCGAATATCGAGAGGTATACCGGACATGAATGCGACAAGTTCGTTTGTATCGCTTTTTCGAATAGCTATGTTCCATTCATCGCGGTACCACGGTGGGTGTATTGCCCATTCTAAAAGATCCTTCGAGTATTCGTATTCGAACGTATCGTCTTGGATATAGTTATACTTTAGGAACTCGCACAATTCGGTTAAATCGCACGAACTCCATTTATAACCATCCGGAAGTTTGTTTTCATCGTGTTTTAATTCCCTAGAGTGGTCTATTTCACCGTCTTTTTCAAATATAATTTCGTGTTGAGGAACGGGTTGTTTATTCCAAAATTCGTGTTTTTGACTCATTATTGTAATAAATGTACTTAAAGTTTTTAAACCAGTTAAATGTATAAAATATGTCAACTTTAGAACAAGATTATACAACCGTACCAGGTCAGATTTACGCCTGTTTGTCCGTCGTAGGACCGGAAGCACCGCAAAGAAACGATAAATTTGGTATTAAAATTAGGGGCGCGTTTAATACTCGAGAAGAGGCTGCGAATCATGCGAAGCGTCTCCAAAAGGAAGATGCGACATTTGACATTTATGTCGTTGATATGTATAAGTGGTTGTTAATTCCACCCGATCCGACTAAGATTGAAGACGCGCATTACGCAAACGAAAAGCTCGAGGAATTAATGACTGGATACAGGGAAAACCAGGCTGAGGCTGCCAAGATGTTCGAAGAACGTAAGCGTGATATGCAAGCAACGAAGCCCTCTGGTTCTGATGCATATTTCAAGGGTGGTGATGAAAACTCTAAATATTATACGAAACCGGATGAAGCGCCGATTAGTCATCCAGCGGACGTTTTGGAAAGACTTCAAAAAGAGAAACCTGACGTGGATATGGAAGAACTGGTTAAGGAAGCTGATCAGATTGTCGCTGAAGAAATGAAGCAAAGACAAGAACAGCGGGAAAAGGAGGCTAACGAAGCCATGGAGAAAGAGGCGACGAAGCGTGGTTTTAATTCGGTCGAAGCTATGCAAAAATTTGATTCTGAAAAGGAAAGAAGAGAAAAGGAAGACTTGGAAGTGGAAATGGAAGCAAAAAGGGTTCAAGTTGAAAATTCCGTGAATGCGCAGGTAAAGGAGGAAGAAGTTGGTGGTGAAGAGGAAGTCTCGTCGGAAAATAAGGAAAATATTGATCCAGAAGCGTAAATTATTTTTGTTATATAAATGTAAGTATGTTGAGTATTATATTGAACATAATCACCATTCTTATTGTATTATTTTCGGTTGGTTTATTTTTACGATTGTATAGAGATCGAAAAAGTAAATCAGAATCCGAAGAACCTGTTACGGCATCAGATGTAGCAACTGACATTATGGATGATCCACTTATTGTAAGTAGGTCTTATTTCACTGGTACTACGTATGGTAGTATAGGTACATTCGAGGGTCAACAAACAAAATCGCAATACATGTGGGTTAAAGGTAAACCTATCCAGGTCTAAGAATGACTGGTTGCATGGTCTTACCCATAAAGAATCCTAGTAGAAACGCTACGAATATTATAACATACCCCGTTTTATCGAGGTTTGCGAATATATCGTATTTTTCGTTATGCATTTGTTGGTGTTGTGGGTATATTTGTTGATGAGGCGGAATGTAATAATTATCATCACGTTCCGGTTCATTTTCGTTATCGATTTCATTTTGTAAATGATTTGGTTTTGAAAATTCATCTGGATTGTATTCGATTGGTGTTCCAACGTCTGCTTCCATTTATATTTTCTAAAATTATTTTTTTAAGCCCGTTATTCCTCATCTGAATATTCCTCCTCTTCTTCATCTGAATATTCTTCGTCTTCATCGTCGTCATCAACGACAAAATCTTTCAGATTTCCATTTTCGTCTTCCTCCGAGTCGTATTCTTCTTCCGAATTTTCTTCTTCATCATCAGTACAAAAATCCTCGTCATCTGTTTGTAGTAAATCAACATCGGAATCGTATTCGTCTTCTTTATAATCGTCTTCAACCTCTTCAAATAATTCTAGTCTATCTGGTTTTTTAGAGATTCTCCCCGATCGCGTTTTAACACCTGTAGCCATGTTATAATTTAATAGAACAATTTTCCTTTAAGTATTTTACTCATTTATTGATTTTATGCGTTCCCTGATGTATAATTCGTTGAAATATGCCTCTAATTGTACATTAATTTTATTAAGTTCTTTTTGAACTTCTGTATCCCCTGATACTGTACTTAGACCAATTTCATCTAAATTTGAAAGGGCCCTGTGTAGAGATTTTTTAGAAACGTCCTCTTGATCTAGGTTAACTAATGCAAGTTTTATGTTTGCATAAAAATCTGTGTATGCGGTCTGGTCTAGACCTGAATACTTATGGGTTTGTCTTATTAAATCATGTATTTTTTTAGTGTCTGGTTCATTCTTTATTAAAGAAGATACCATGAATATTACAATCGCTAAGAAGAGTATAGCTAGCATTCTATAATTTAGTTGTGATTTTATCTGAGAGAATATGCGTTCGATTCATACAATTACATTTCTTCTCTATTTTATTTTTAGAAATTTGAAAATGTACGTTTTTATTGCATACTTCACATGGGTATGATGAAACGTGAACCGTATACGTTTTTGCCTTTTTCTTTTTTTCCAATTTTGTAATATAAAAATCATTGTTTTTTACTAAATATTTTTTGATAAACTTTTCGAGTCTTTCTTTTACATCAATTTCTTCTGTTTTTTCCTGTTCTGGTTCTATTTTTTCTGGTTTTCTTTCTGTATATTTTGAAAATTCGATATCCTTGTATAGTTTATCTGTTATTCTAGGTGGTAATTTATGTTTTCGTCCCCTGAAATCTTTACAAAATCCAAAATGTCGTACTATGTCAGTAGTTGAAAAACACTTTTGTGAAATAGTATCGTTTATTATATGGAACCACACGTGATTGGAATTATGATCACATCTTTTGTTTTCACAATATTTTGAGGTTGTTGAAACGAGAAAGTGTTTATTACTTTCGTATATCTTTGTTATTCTCGCTGTATTTTGACCTTCTAAATTCTTCCTTACAAAATCTTCTATTAATCCAAGTACTTCTTGATCTTTGAATTCGTTTTTTATTTGTTCGGGTGAGAACGAACCATTTTGTATTTTTAGTTCGGCGCCTTCAACATATACTGGATCGTCGCTTTCTGTTCGTAAAGTTGCCATATGTAGCATATCAACATTGGCAACAGCCTTATTTTTTATTTCTTCTAACATGGTAAAATCATTTCCGGCCTTGTACATAAAAACTGGTCTATATTCACCCTGTGTTTCTTTCCCCGTGTTATTGCACTCTGTGCACCCTTTTCCCGAACACTTTTCGTGTTTACCTATTTTGTGAGACCAAGGCATACGAAAACCACTCCCTTGTGTTTTTCTAGAAGAACTTCCGTATACTGCTATATCCACAATATCACTCCAATTTTTTGAACCATAAACAGTATTGAGAGTGTTTATAATATGTTCTCTAAGAGCTAAAGCGGATGATCGGTTTACCACGAACCCTGGCCAATTTATATGAATACCTGTTTTTATAAGGTCTTTACCACCTGGTTTTGGTAGTGCGTATGAAATGAGTGCGTCTTTACCACCAAATTTTTTAACCTTATCGCATATAACTTGACAATAGCTTTTTACGGATTCGGGGGATAATGCTTCTTCGTCTTTGTAATCGAGATCTACAAAAAAGTTATAATTTTCTGTTTTCTGTTCGACGACGTATATCTTTTCACCTGAATTGTAGGATTCTACACATTTTTCATAAAAATCATTCAATCTATCAAATGGCACGGAAAGGACGCCTTTGTCCATGAGCACATGTGATATATTGGAGCCATGCCAGAACCCTTGTTCTTTGCACCATTGTTTAAAATTAGACATGGTCTTACTTACCAAATATTATATTTATTTTTTTATATTCATTCACTATCGTAGTGGTGTCTCCAAACTGTTCTTCTGTAAGAAATTTCTGGAAACTCTTCCTCTTCTGATAATTTTTTCTTTAAAACGAGTAATTCATAAACTTTATCTTCTTTATGTAATTCAGCGTACCTTTCTGCTCTTGCCATGGTATAACCATGTCTTTCTACGAGAAGTTCTTTTATTTGAGATAAAATATAAGACTTGGACTTCATTATTTAATAGAGAAGGTTTTTCTATGGATAGAAGTCACACACGAATAGAATTCTGGGTTATTAAGAACATTCTTAACAATCCTATCCCACTGTTTCTTCTTGTTAAAATCGGTTAGTGTTTCAAAATTCATAAAATCGTTTTCATCGTGCGTTCGCTTGATGGGTAATTTTTGTATTTTTTTCAAATTTGTTTTTTGTTTTTCTTCGTTAAACTTTCTTACGAGTTCGTCTTGTTCTTGTTTAGTATAATTTACGTAAAATATGAAAACGTTATATTCTAATTCTACACCTGGACTTTCTTTCACGATGAACTTAAAATCCGTGTATTCACCTTTTTTTAGGTTAACGACCCCACGTGTTTCTTCGTCTAATTCACGTAAGGCACACCGTATGGGGTTCGGTATTTCTCTCCGCCTGCACCCTCCGGTGACGAAAATCCAATCTTTGAATCTACGATCCCGGACGGTGAGAAACTTTGGTTTATCACCAGTAAACGATACAGGAATAGCAATAGCCTTGTATTTCTTCATTGCACATTTGCAAGTTACAATTTAGCGAGATGATTATTCTGAGGATTCTTCCTCGCTTTCTGAAATTTCATCATCTCCCTGTTCTACTTGGGTTTGGTTTACATCGTTATTTTCTGGTACCTGAACAGATTGTGGTGCTGGGATTGGTCTAATATTTGATAAAAATGATGTTATTTTACCATTAACACCCTTGACTCCTTCCATTTCTTCTTTTGTGTTTTTGAGTTCTAAATACATATAAACAGTAGCAGCAACACACACTACTATGGCTACAATTATTGCGGTATCACGATCGAACGTAAGCATTTTATACTGAAATGTAGAATTATGTTTTTAAGTTCGTATAATCGCACCCATATGAACACTTTGTTCCCTGGGGCATTCGTATCCTTGTTGAGCAAATTGAATCTCCTGGAAGTGACCTTCTTTACACTCTGCGTTTTGAGCGGGTTCTTGTTTAGAGTCGACGAGATGATTCAAAGTTCCGGACTTGGGATCGTAGGTAATTATAAAAATAAAAGCTGCGAGAAAAACTATTTGCCAGAACATTTATAATAACTGGCTATTTAAATTAAATTAGTTCGAGTACATCAAACCGCCCATACCGTTTTCGATACGGAGGATGTTGTAGTTAACACCGTAGATGTCGTTAGCCCACAACGTAGAGTCAGAAACGAG